CAAACTTGGTTGGAAACCAAAGTACGATTTAAGAAGTGGATTGGAAGATGCACTAAAATGGTACAAAGAAAACAAAGACCAGTTTGACCCTAATTCAAAACCATAATGAGTAAAGGAGTTTTAGGTTTAGGTTGTTCATACACATGGGGTGAGGGATTATACTATTACGCTGATTTAGACGGATTGCCATTTAAATATAAGCATGAGTTTGTATTTGAAGATGTAAAACCTTCAATGATACAATATAAAAATAAACATAGATTCATACAATTAATTGCAAATCATTATGATACTTGGGCATGGGCAAATAGAGGAAATGGTGGTACAAATGTAAATTGTATTAGGCATTATGTAGATAATGAGTTTTTATTAGCTGATGAATTTAAATACTCTGATTTTAAATTAGTTGTTTTTCAATTTACTCATTTTGGTAGAGATGATTTTGAAGGAAAAGATATAAAAGAACAAATAGAAGTTGTGAATACTGCTCTCTGTAAATTTGAAAATCAAGGGTGTAAAGTTGTAACCTTTTGTTGGGATGAAGAAATACCATCACAAAACTTATATAGAGAATTGTTCAAATATAGACATATTGATATAACAATTGATGGGGTAACAAAACCAGGATTTGATTATTTTGTATGGAATGATAAATTCAATATAACTATTGCTTCTGATTTCAAAAAGAAAAACTTACAAGTAAATGATTTACATTTCAATCACAGAGGACATAGGATTATCGCTGATTCTATTATAAAAAAATTGGATGAAGATAACTTTAAAATTAAAAAGAAATCAAAATTAATATAAATGGCACAACCAGAATACACACCTTATTTAGATGCTTTAACAGAAGCAATGAAACTTGTAATGGATGACCCATCTACAATTTTCATCGGACAACAAATTGTTTACTATGGAAACCCAATGTCAAAAACGATTGAGGGATTACCAAAAGAAAGAATGATAGAAACACCAGTAATGGAAGAAACCCAAATGGGAATGACTATGGGATTAGCTATGGTAGGTCATCAAGTTGTTACGTTTTATCCAAGATGGGATTTCTTAATCCTTGCTTGTAATCAGTTGGTAAACCATTTAGATAAATTAGAAGCAATGTCTGATGGTGAGTGGAAACCAAATGTAATTGTAAGAGTTGGTAAAGGTAGTGATAAACCTTTAGACCCTGGACATCAACACAAAGCAGATTATACAGAACCATTCAAACAAATTTTAACTAATGCAACTATACAAGAATTAAAGAAATCAGAACAAATTTTACCTGCATATCAGAGAGCTTTAGAAATGGGAGGAATACATATACTTGTAGAATATCCAGAGTTGTATTATGAAAATTAATTTTGTTTATGATTTTACATCGTTGGCTGGTCCTTTAGTAAATGGAGTAGACCCTAAAAATATAAAATATTTTTTTGATGGTAACCTTGATTTACAAAATCAAAATTACATTGATAAAATAAATAAAAAATATAATAATTATTTTTGGGTTTGGCCAAATAGTTTTTTATATCAATATGGTAATACTGATGAATTGTGTACTTCTGATATAAATGATGTAAATGAAAATGAGTTGTATTTATACCCAATTACAACTCAAGGTGATTTATATGATTTCTGTTCTTTAAAAGAAAAAAAACATCAAACAAAATTTTATTACATATCAAATCAGTTCAAAAAACTTTTAAAAGAAAACAATAATTTTTTTATTTATATTGAACATGGTATGGAGCCATATTTTGATTCTCATATACTTAAGGAAATGTATAAACTTTGTGAATCAAATGATATTCCTTTTCAAAAATTGTTAATAACAAATGGTTCAAATTCAAATCACTTGACATTGCAAGATTTTTCTGAAGAATATCCAAATGTTAAACATCCAAAGTTAGTAACATACAATTGGGGATTGCCGTTAAAATCACAAGATATGCGAGTTGCACTACAAATAGTAGATGAACAAGTTGGAGTTGAAACTTCGGATACATACAGGTCAACAGTTTGTGATATTTCACATATAAAAAATAAAAAAGAAAAAAAAGCTTTACTTTTAACAAGAAGATTAAGAAGTCAAAGATTATTATTTCTTTCATTAATGTTTAATGAAAATATTATTGATAAAACTTTATACTCATTGGATATGGATTTAAATTTCTATCCAAACTTTAAATATATTTTAGAAAATGAAATTGAAAGCTTAAACATAAACGTTGAAAAGAAATATATAAATGATATTTTAAATGGATATCAACTAATGATTAAACAAAATAAAAAAATAGTAGATTATGAACTTACTCCTTATTTAAGTGGATTTGGTAACGAAAGTAAGGAATTATATGAAAAGACTTTTTTTAGTATAGTACAAGAAACAGAGTTTTCGGTTTGGCAACAAGCTATAACTGAAAAGGTTATTCAACCTATAATGCATCATCATCCTTTCGTATTAATTGGTAGCCCTTACTCCTTAAAAAATTTGAAAAGATTAGGATTTAAAACCTTTGATAAATGGTGGGATGAATCATATGATAATGAAGAAGATGATTGGATTCGTTTAAAAATGATATTTGATTTAGTTAAAAATTTACTTACAAAAACAGATGAAGAGTTTTACACAATACTAAATGAAATGAAAGATGTTTTAGAATATAATCACAATCATTTAAAAATATTTGATAGTGAGTATATTGGTGAAGCAATATCTAAAAAAATAAATGAATTTACATCTGATAAAAATATAATAACTGTTTTGTAATGAATTCATTATATTTGGTATATGATTTTGAAGGACCGAGTGGTTTTTTTTATAACTCATCAAATTTAAATTTACATCAATATTATTTTGAAAACGATTTTGTTTTTAGAAACGATATTGAAGATTTTATCAAAACAAAAAAAGATAAAATACCAAACAGTAGTAATAATATATTTTTTAATGAAGTAAAAAAAATACACATTTCAAAATTAAATTCTAATTTACTTGATAATCAAAATAATTATTTTATCTACCCAATTTTTACAGGTGGTAATAATCAATATTCGTTAGGAATTAAAAAAAATGATGAAAATGATAAATCAATTTTTGATTTGATTTCTAATAAATGGAAAAAACTATTAAAAAGAAAAAATTGTAATATTATAATTTACTTTGGATTAGAACATGAAATGCCAATTGAGTATTTCCAAAAAATTTACATTTTATTACAGAATAATAATATAAATCCAAATAAAGTTTGGATAATATCTAATAACTTTTCAAACATAGATAATAACAATAAATTTTTAGATAAATTTGGTATTGATAAATCAAAAAATTTAAATTTTTTAACTTACTATGAGCAATTAAAAACAAAATCAAACGAGATAATAGATAAAAAATTGGTAGATAAATTTATTAATCAAGTTACCTATGATAAAAATATTTTTTCGAAAAGTAAAAAAGGTTTAATTTTAAATAGAAGATTACCCTTACATAGAAAAATATTTTTATCACTTATAATGTATGATAACTATTTAGATTCAAATTTAATTTCATTTGATTTGGGATTCGATAATCAACGCGATTTTGTTGATGATATAAAAAACAATAGATATGTACAAGGCAATATATTTTTTCAAAAAAGTGATTATAACGAAAATACTTTTTCAGATACAATAAAAAATAAAATTATAAAAGGATATTCTTTACTAAATAAAATATACAAAAATACTTTAGATGTAGATGATTTTAAAAAAATAGATGGGAGGGCTTTAGAAATAGATGATAAAAGGTTGTACGAAAAAACTTGCTTTAGTGTTATTAGTGAAACAGAAATGTTTTCAAACTTTGATAGATATATTACTGAAAAATCAATTAAACCAATACAACAATTACATCCATTTATAATGATTGCACCATATGGTAGTTTACAATATTTAAAATCTTTAGGATTCAAAACATTTGATAAATGGTGGGATGAATCATATGATTTAGAAAAAAATAATATAAAAAGACTTTTGATGGTTTATGATTTATTTAAATCATTAAATGAAAAATCATTTGAAGAGTGGAATAAAATTCATAAAGAAATGAAATCGATACTTATTTATAATAAAGAAAATTTAAAAAATTATTCTTACAAAAACGATAATATAGTATTAAATAATTTAAAAAAATATTTATCAAATGAACATATTCAAGAAAATCCAAAATTACTTCAAACGCCGTAAACAAGAAAAAATTTATAAGAAAAAATTAGAGGAACTTCGTAAAAGAGACCCATTCATTTACAAAAACCACTAATCTTCTTATAAATTATATTTATATACTGACAAGGTGTACCGAATATGAACGAACTTTCCAAATTTCTCGTAGAGAGTATAATGGAGGATGAAAATCCTATAAAAAAGACCGTAGTTATCTATGTGGGTAGGTTTCAACCTATGCACAAAGGACATTATGGTACTTACCAACACCTTGTCAAAAAGTTCGGTAAGGATAATGTGTTCATCGGTACATCTGATAAGGTTGAAAAACCTAAATCACCTTTTAACTTCAATGAAAAGGTGAAAATTATGACAACTATGTTTGGAATCCCAAAATCCAAAATACATAAAGTCAAAAATCCATATAAACCCACAGAGATACTCAAAAAGTTTGATGAAGAAACAACTGCATTTGTAACTGTTGTGGGTGAAAAGGATAAAAATCGATTAGGGGGTAAATACTTCCAACCTTGGAAGGGAGAACCAACTGTTGGTTATAGAGATGGTGGGTACGTTTATGCTGCACCCTCAAGTGGAGGTGGTATAAGCGGAACTGAAACTCGTAATGGGTTATCAGTTGGTTCGGACGAACAAAAAAAGGATTTCTTTAGAAAACGTGCATATGGAAAGTTCAATGCAACGATTTTTAAGATGATAACAGATAAACTTAATGAGGGTATTGAGATTTCTAAAGAAGTTATTGAAGAATGGCTCATCAACGAGGCATCGAAGATGGGTACAGGTCAGGCAGACGATGGGCCAAACTTCTTTATTCCTAATTATAATGTTTTTCAAAGAGTATCTGCAAAAAGAGCTGCTAAAATTGGTTATGAGGTAGTAAATATGATTACTTCAAAAGATATTGAAGATTATTATGAACATCCTGAATATCCAAATGGACCTGTTAAGGCAGTAACTCCATTCCCAGCTGGTATTTTAGGTACCTTATCTGCAAACAATCAAGTTGATATCTATTCATCTGATGCTTATTCAAAGTGGTTTACTCATGTAACTCGTAAGGCTGCAATGGTGGGGTATGAGTTAGTTAAAGGTTTAGATATTAACAAAGATGAGAAAGAACATTCACTTGATTCCCAAAAAGGTGATAAACAATCTCAAGAAGAATATGAAGCATCTTTAAATGAAGCAATTAACCTACCAGTAGAAGTTGGTGATACTATCTTAATGGGTAGATTCAAAAACAAAAAAGTAGTAGTTAAATCAATCGGTAAGGATGAACATGGAATGCCAACTATAAATGGAAAGAAAGTTGTAACTTTTAGATTGATGAAAGAGGGGTTCGTAACCGAGTTAGCTGGAACCGCAGTTAGATGTGAGAAATGTAATCACTCTTGGGATATTGAAGAAGATGATACTGAAAAATATCTGTGTCATTCATGTGGTTGGGATTCACAACAACAGGAATACGATTATGATGCATTCGATTCATGGGCAGAAAAAAGCGGATTGTTTGAATCAATCGAAGAAAAAGGTGGTAAATTAAGACCCGCTGATAAGTTAAGAAGAAAAAGAGCAAGGGCAGGAAAGGCAGCACAAATTAGAAGAGCAAGAAGAAGAACGATGATGAGAAAAAAACCTTTATCTAAACTTCGAAAGATTGCTTACAAAATGGCATATAGACAAGTTTATGATGAGTTTGCTAAAGAACTTTTCCCAAATACTGATAAAAAAGATTTAACTATTCAACAAACCAAAGTAATACATAAAAATGTATTAAGAAAAAAAGGAAGAGTAAGAAAAAGAGCAAGATTTAGATTCTTACCTGCTTTAAGAGATAAAGAAGCTGAAAAATTTGGTGGTAAAGCAAATCTTTCATTTAACAAACCACAAGAAACTAACGAAGTAGGCGTTGGTACTGGTCAAAGTGGTATAAGAATGGGTTACCCATCCAAAGATGATTTAAAAAGAATCGAAAAAAGGGTAAAAAAACAAAGAAGTAATACAGATTCTAATCAAGAATATCAGTACGAACCAATAAGAGAGAATATAAACGAATCAAAACTCTTATTAGAAGGTGGTGCATATGGACATATGTCTCACCCATTTGATACTGATATCAATTTAACCTTTGGACAACTTAAAGATATCGTAAATAGAGCACTCGAAGGTACACTTGAGTTCACAAGAGAGAAAACAGATGGTCAAGCACTAGCTATTTCATGGAGAGATGGTAGATTAGTAGCAGCAAGAAACAAAGGACACCTAAAAAACAAAGGTGAGAACGCTTTAGATATCAAAGGTGTATCAGATAAGTTTCAAGGTAGAGGTGGATTATCAGATGCATACAATTATGCGATGAAAGACCTTTCAAATGCAATCAAATCACTCAATGATAAACAAAGAGATAAGATATTCAAACAAGGTGCGTGTTTTATGAACCTTGAAGTGATATATCCAACATCAGTAAACGTTATTCCTTATGGTCAGGCGTTACTTGTGTTCCATGGTACAATGGAATATAACGATGAAGGTGTTGCAATTGGTGAAAATGGTGAAGCAGCAAGAATATTGGCAGGTATGATTAAACAAGTGAACAAAGATGTACAAGATAATTACACAATTCAAGGACCACCTGTTGTAAAATTACCAAAATCACAAGATTTAACTAAAAAACGTAATAAATACTCATCAAAAATCTCTAAACTACAAAAAGAATTCAATTTAAAGGATACAGATGGTGTTGCAAACTACCATCAAGCGTGGTGGGAACAATGGGTTGATAAAAATTCACCATCAACACTTGATAACAAAACCAAAATGGGGTTAGTTAAGAGATGGGCATTCATGGATAAGAAGTTTAGATTAGATAAATCTAATATTAGTGATGAAAAAACATTAGAATGGGCAAAGAAAACAGATAAAGATGACCAAAAAAAGATTTCTAAACAGAATTTGATGAAATTCGAACAGATTTTCCTTGGTCTTGGTGCAGAAGTGTTAGAATTTACTTCATCAGCACTTACAGTTAATCCTGATAAGGCAGTTCGTGATATAAAGAAACGAATTGATAAGACAATTAAAGATGTTAAGAAATCAGGTGACCCTAAAAAGATAGAAAAACTTAAATTAGAACTTGGAAGGTTAAATTCTATCGGTGGGGCTAAGAAAATTGTACCAAATGAAGGTATCGTATTCTTGTATAAAGGAAATACTTTTAAACTTACAGGTACTTTCGCATCGGTAAACCAAATACTTGGTATTTTCTTCTAAAATTATCGGTTTCTTTAATTTTATATATTTATATACAACATTATAACCTAATATGTAACAATGGATAAAGAATTCAAAAAGAAATATATGCATCCAACTCGTAGAAAGTTGGTAGATATGGTTCAAACTGGTGAGTATGAAAAAAATGCTACAATCGGTTATGAAGCTAAAAAAGAAACTCGTAAAATAGGTGATGTTTGGGAAGATGAGCATAATAGGTATGAAAAAAAAGAGGGATATATACTTAAAACCTCAAAAAACCATGAACAGTTTCAACAAATCAGAAAATATTTAGAAGAAAAATCTAAATGTAAAAATCCTAATTGTAAAACTGTTAAAAAAACCAAAAAAGATAAAAATTTTATCGAAAAAGGTGGATATTGTCTAAATTGTACTGTTGATAGAGAACATGAAATTAAATTAGCTGGTGTATGGGTTGAATATCAAAACTATAAGGTATGGACTCGTATGATAATTTATGGAAAAAGTAAAATAGAAGATTATAAACAATCTTTAGATGATTTAAAAGAAGAATATCATATGCATAATGATAAAGGTGAAATTACAGAAACTTTTAAACTACCAAAACCAATAGATGAAGTAAGAAACGAAATAAATGAACTTATTGAATATGGTAACAATGAAATTAAAGAACTTGAAGAAAAAAGAAACGAAGCATTCGAGAAGTTACGAGAAGTTAAGATGGAACATTATTTATGAAATATATAAAAGAAATATTAATAGTTGCACTAATAGTCATTATTGTATTACAAAGAGGATGTAGTGGTGATTATGGTGATAAAGAAATTGTAAATGTAGATGGTAAGGATTACGAACTAATCAAACAAGAAACAGATACAGTTTTTGTAGAAAAAGAAGTACAAGTAACAAAGTATGTACCAAAATATATAACCAAAGAAGTAATTAAAGAAGTTGAAATACCAGTAGATGTAGATTCACTTGCAATTATCAAAGATTACTTTTCAAGAGTAACAGTAACCGATACACTAAATCTCGATTATGATTTCCCAAAAGAAGTAACAGATTCTTTAGGAAATAAACCTGCAAGTAGTTTAGGATATGGTATTCTTACTGATGTTATCTCACAAAACAGAATCGAATCAAGAGAAATTGATTGGTTCTTCAAGATTCCAACAGTTTACAACACTACAATTGTAAAAGAACTTCCAAAGTTAGAATTCTATTACGGATTTGGTGTTGGTATGGACCAAACAAACGGATTAAATAATTTTAGTGGTAATCTTTTAGTTAAAACCAAGAAAATGAACGTTTATGGATTAAACATTGGAATGTCAAACCAACTTGGTTTATACAAACCATTCGTTGGTGGTTCCATGTATTGGAAAATCGGTAAAAAGTAAAATGGCTAAACAAAGTTTAAAGGAAATAATTAAACTTGAGTATCAGAAGTGTGCTCAAGACCCGATACACTTCATGAAGAAGTATTGTATGATACAACATCCTGTGCGTGGTAAAATTCCTTTTCACTTATATCCATTTCAAGAAAAAACTTTAGACCAATTTACTGAACATAGATACAACATTATTCTGAAATCAAGACAGACAGGTATCTCAACCTTAACTGCGGGATTTGCATTACACCAAATGTTGTTTAACCAAGATTACAATGTACTTGTAATCGCAACTAAACAAGAAGTTGCGAAAAACTTGGTAACAAAAGTAAGAGTAATGAACCAATACTTACCAAGTTGGTTAAAACAAACAACAGTAGAAGATAACAAACTATCTCTACGATATTCCAATGGTTCTCAAATCAAAGCAACTTCAGCCGCTGGTGATGCTGGTCGTTCTGAAGCACTATCCTTATTAGTATTTGATGAAGCAGCATTCATTGATAAGATTGAAGATATTTGGATATCGGCACAATCTACTTTATCAACAGGTGGTAATGCAATTATCCTTTCAACTCCTAATGGTGTCGGAAATTTCTTTCATAAAACTTGGGTAGGTGCGGAAGAAGATACCAACGGATTCAATACAATACGTTTACATTGGTCAGTGCATCCTGAAAGAAACCAAAGTTGGAGAGATGAACAAGAAGTTTTATTAGGAGTTAAAGGAGCAGCACAAGAATGTGACTGTGATTTTGTATCTTCGGGTGATACTGTAATTGACCCACAACTTCTAATGTTCTACAAAGAATCATTTGTACAAGAACCAGTAGAAAAGACTGGGTTCGATGGAAACCTTTGGAAATGGGAATATCCAAACTATACTAAATCTTATATGGTAGTTGCCGATGTTGCTCGTGGTGATTCTGCCGATTTCTCGGCATGTCATGTTATTGATATAGAAGAATCATCTCAAGTTGCAGAATATAAAGGTAAATTAGATACAAAAGATTTTGGAAACTTTCTTGTATCACTTTCAACTGATTATAACAACGCATTACTCGTTATTGAGAACGCAAACATTGGTTGGGCAGTAATTCAACAAGTAATTGATAGAGGATATGGAAATCTTTTCTACATGAGTAAAGATTTAAAGTATGTAGATGTAGAAAATCAATTAAATAACAAATATAATAGAGAAGAGAGAAATATGACAGCAGGTTTCTCTACAACTTCTAAAACAAGACCTCTAATCATATCTAAATTAGAACAATATGTTAGAGAAAAGGATATTACTATTCGTTCATCAAGAACTATTGATGAATTGTTTACATTTATATGGAATGGTAATCGTGCAGAAGCAATGAGAGGATATAATGATGATTTAACTATGTCCCTTGCAATTTCATTGTGGGTTAGAGATACCGCATTAAGATTAAGACAAGAAGGAATTGATTTAACAAAACAGGCATTAGGTGGTATTGGAGCACACTCTTTAGATGTAGCAGGAATGGGATTTGGTGGTAATACTCAATTAGAAGATGACCCTTGGAAAATGAGAGTCGGTGATTCAAACGAGGATTTAACTTGGTTAATTAAATAACTCTATATTTATATATTAGGAGAAAATAATATGATATCATTACAAGAATTACTTAACGAAGAAATACATACAGAAGAGTATATGGTAGAAAATTACCATGATATTAAAGAATTCTGTGAATTTATGAAAGAATACAAAGCTGATATGAATGAGGCAGAGTATCAAGGTAGAAAAGTAAAACTTGGTAAACCGATGAGAGGTGATGTCAAGAAATTCAAAGTATATGTAAAAAATCCCCAAGGAAACGTTGTGAAAGTAAACTTTGGACACAAGGGTAAAGGAAATGAAAAAACGATGAAGATTAAAAAATCTAATCCCGAGAGAAGAAAATCATTCCGAGCTAGACATAATTGTGATAACCCAGGTCCAAGACACAAAGCAAGATATTGGTCTTGTAGAGCATGGTAAAAACAAATAAAGGTTACAAATTAAAATTAAAATAACATGGCAGATACTTCATTTTTTGGGAGATTAACTAAATTATTTCGTTCTCAAGCGGTAGTTTCTATCGATAAGGACGGAAAGAGAAACGTCTTTGATGGTGATGAAAGACAACAAACAAACTTATCATCACTACGAGATAGATATACAAAATTACAGAAATCATTTTACGAACAAGCAGGTGGTGCACAATCAATGGCATACCAACAAGTTCGTAGAGAGGTATTCAGAGATTATGATGCAATGGATAACGACCCTATCCTTGCTTCAGCATTAGATATTTACGCTGATGAATGTACATTAAAGAACGAGTTTGGTGATGTACTACTTATTCAATCAGACAATTCAAGAGTACAAGAAATATTAGAAAATCTTTTCTATGATGTTCTTAACATAGAATTCAACCTTTGGCCTTGGACACGAAATCTAGTAAAGTATGGAGATTTCTTTTTAGGTTTAGAAGTTGCAGAAGGTAAAGGTATCGTAAATGTTACTCCTCACTCTGTTTATAATACAGAAAGATTAGAAAGAACAGACCCATCAAATCCAAATTCTGTAAAGTTTAAAATTACAGAGGACCCGAATGGTAAAGAAGAATATGAAAACTTTGAAATCGCTCACTTTAGATTGTTAGCGGATACTAACTGGTTGCCTTATGGTAAATCCATGATTGAGAATGGTAGAAGATTGTGGAAACAGTTATCTCTAATGGAAGATGCTATGTTAATTCATAGAATCATGAGAGCACCAGAAAAAAGAGTTTTCAAAATTGATATTGGTAACATCCCACCAACCGAAGTGGATAACTATATGCAGAGAATCATCAACAAGATGAAGAAAGTTCCTTTCATCGATAAGAATAGTGGTGATTACAACTTAAAGTACAATATGCAAAACCTAACAGAAGATTTTTATCTACCTGTTCGTGGTGGTGATAGTGGTACATCAATCGATAACCTTGCAGGTTTAGAATATGCTACTATTGAAGATATTGATTACTTAAAAAACAAATTGTTTGCAGCACTAAAAATTCCAAAAGCTTATTTAGGATATGAAGAAAACATCAATGGTAAAGCAACTTTAGCAGCAGAAGATGTTAGATTTGCAAGAACAATTGAAAGAATCCAAAGAACACTTATTTCGGAATTATCTAAAATCGCTATCGTTCATTTATATTCACAAGGTATCCAAGATTATGAAATGACTAATTTTGAATTAAAATTAATCAATCCATCTACAATTTACGAACAAGAAAGAGTAAATCTTTGGTCAGAAAAAGTTAGATTAGCCCAAGATGTAATTGGATTAAATATGTTATCTAAAGATTGGGTTTATGAAAACATATTTAAAGTTCCAGAAGGTGAACAAGATGAAGAAAGAACTAAAATCATTGATGATATCAAAGATAGATATAGATACAGAATGATTGAAGATGAAGGTAACGACCCTGCAATGGAAGATGAAGATGATACAGAAGATATAGAAGAATCATTGGAATCTTTAAAAAATGAATTAAAGGATAAAGGTGGTAGACCAAGAGAAGGTAATACTTATGGTAAAGATAAACACCCATATGGTAGAGACCCACTTGGTGATAAAGAGAGAACAAAAAAACGTTCTCGGACTTCCGAAGAAAAGGCCATTAAAATGATTAATGGTATTTCAGCAAAACGTAAGTATTTACATGAAATTAAGGATATGTTGGATGAATCCAATATCCTTGATAGTGAGTAAAAATAGTTAATCTTTTATAAATTTATATTTATAATAGAGTAATTTTATATATTTGTAATTGGAAATTATTAAAATGAGAAAAATTAGACATTCAAAATTCAAGAATACGGGTTTTCTTTTCGAAATATTGACCCGTCAAATAACACTCGAAGTATTGAATGGTGGTGAAGAAAAAGCTAAAGAAATTGTAAAAGAATTTTTTAGTGGTAAAACTGAACTTGCCAAAGAACTTCGTTTGTTTAATTTATTAATAAACGAGAAATATAATTCAGAATCTAAAGCTGAAAAATTTATTGATGCTATATTAGAAGCACACACTAAAATAGATTACTCAAAACTAAAAAGAGAAAAATTCAATCTCATTAAATCAATAAAAGAATCTTTTGAGATTAATAATCTTTTAGCTTCACCAGTTACCAATTACAAAATTTTAGCATCTGTACATAAATTGTTTGAAGGAAAGAAAAACGATATTCTTGAAGTGAAAGATATATTTGATTCTAAACAAACAATCATTGAACATATTTCCAATACAACTCCTTCTTTAAAGAAAAAAGAAGAAAAATTAGTTGAAGATTACCAAAAACAAGAAAAAGATTTAAGATTACTCACTTACAAAATCTTGTTAGAAACATTCAACAACAAATATACAAACTTAAATGAATCCCAAAAAGGTTTATTAAGAGAATATATTAACAATATTACTAATACATCTAAATTTGGTGAGTACTTTGAGAAAGAACTTATAAGTACAATCACAGAATTACATACAATGTATAAAAGTATGAAAGATAAGATTACAAAAATCAAATTGCGTGAAACTATTAATGTTTTGAAAAAACAAAAAATTGGTAAAAAGATTACTGATAACCAAGTTTCAGCTTTAATGATGTCTTATGAGTTGATTAAGGAGATAAAAAATGTCAATGGAAAAAAATCTTAATGAACTTATCGATGAACTAATTCAAGAAGTAGAGCAAGAATTAGAGGAGGCTACTACAACTGCGAGTGTTGATGGATACAACACTCCTTTTGCATTTGGTAGTGGCAGAAAAAAAGATAAGAAGAAAAAGAAACAAGTGGCTACTCAAGCTGGATATACTGTTGTAGAAGGATTAGTATCTCCATCAAGAGGACACGAATATTTCCAAATTACAAAAGATACTCCAATTAGATATATAAAATCTCAATCAAATCCATCAAATGCACCAGGTGTATTGTTACATAATAAAGATGGATATATAAAAGGTAAAAAAGGTGCATATTTAATTGATTATCATGGTGCTCTTTTTTATGTTGATATTAAAAATAAATTTGCTTCAAAAACATACCCAATGAGAGACCAAAAGAATTTAAGATATAACTCTAATTTTAAAGAGGTTGATAAAGCACCACAAATGAGTGATTGGAAAAAATATCTTAATGAAGATATAAACGAAGCAAAAGTAAAAAGACCTGTTAATCGTTGGTTAGAATTAAAAAACGATGAATCAATGCATCCTCATAAGAAGATGGCAATGGGCTTAAAAGAATTAAAGTATCAATTAAGAGAAGTTGAAAAGTTTTTCAATTGGTATAATAAGATTAAAACGATGAATGAATTAGACTCTCAACAATATTGGAAAAGAACAAATAAACATATTTATAAGATAAAGGAGAGATTAATCAATATCGCTAAAACAATACAGGAGATTGAAAAATGAAAATATCAAGAAATAGATTAAAAGAAATCGTTAGAGAAGTGATGGTTGAAGAATCAGAATACCAAGCATTCTTTAAGAAAGCATTAGAAAAAGCTGGTAAATCTTTACCATCAATGTCTGATGAAGAAAAAAAGGCATTCTTTAACAAAATTCAAAGTACTTGGAAAGGTAGAGGAGCTAAAAAAGAACAAGTTGAAGAACTTACAGCAGCTCAGAAAAAATTACCACCAGCACTTCAAAAGGCAATTGAGAAAAAAGAAAAAAAATAAATGACTAAAAGAGAATTATATGATATCATAAATGAAGAAATCGTTAATGTTAAAAAAGGTAAAATTAACGAAGAAATCACGAATGAAGATGAAAAACTCATTCGTGAATTAATTCGTCAAGAGGTATCATCAATTTTCTTTGATTTATTTAAGAAACGTAAAATGTGGGGAGCATAATGAGTAACTTACTAATAGAGACTAGATTATTTGAAGGAGCAGTTAACGAAGATTCGAGTGGAAGAACTATCGTTAAAGGTATCTTACAGAGAGCTGGTGCAGAAAATCAAAATGGGAGAATATA